CAATCAACGGCATTAATGTTGCCGTTTGCGCCTGGGTGGTTATCGACATTCCGACCACCACAGAAAGAAGTATGAGAAACTTTTTCATTGATCTAATTTTAGAGAATAGCCGGATAAGGAACGGCTATGTATTGGTGAAAGGAATTGGAATTAAGTTGCTTGAGCTACTTCGTGCACAACACTTTCGCCGGCTGTTGACAGCGGAGGCAACGCATAGGCGATTGTCAGCGCTATTTCCCACTCGTCAACGATGTCCTGGGTAGAACCACCGGTTGTGTTGGCTGAAGTGTCAGCACGTTTGGTATACATTGAGATATCCGCTACTGATCCGCTTCCAAAAGGATCGCTGATCGTTCCCAACATGCCAACTTCGTTTTCACCGCTGTTTACATTCCCCGAACGGTTCAGAGGGTCATTCCACTGAAGGGCAGCGAATGATCCTGCAGGCATAATTAATATAGCACCATTGGCGTAGTCAGAATCAACAACATCCTGGGTGGTGGCTATATTAGTTCCCGCGAACTGGAATGAAGTGTTCGAATTGTTTGCAGTGCCCTGTTGTTTGGCATACTCGAATTCGTCGGCCATCTGCAGGTCAGCAATTACATCATATGTAGCACCAGCGTATAACCGGGCCGCCATGAAAGATTTAGCCTTTTGGATAAACCGTGATGCTTTATTAGCGTCAACTTCCAGGGCATAATTGGTATCATTCCATGTTCCCGGATTAGCGGAGGCGATCTGCGGATTTACTGTAGCTGCTGACAATTGCATACGGTTTGCGATAAGAAAGGCCAGTGCAGAATCATCATGGCGCTTACGCAAGTTTTTCCACTTCATCTCATAGAGATTGGTGAACATGTTTTGGTAAGTAATGATGTTGTTCTGTGCAATTTTCCGGGGCAACTGAATTTTTTCAACGTGGGTGATGTAAGTCAGCTCCACTTTCGCGCTGTCGCCATATGCGCCGGTGTGATTGTGCGCCTTCGCTGTTCCGCTGCCGGCTGCAACGTCTTTTTGGTAGTAGATCTCCACAGTGCGGAGTTCTGACTTACGCAGTTCATTTGCATTTGGGATGGAATACTCCTGGTTTTTCAACGCCAGTTCCATAACAGTAGGAACCTTTCTGCGCTGTTCAGGGGCCTGGTTCTTACCAGTAACTACAGCCTGGCCTTTGGCCAATACTGAAGTGGCATAATTCGCCATTGCCTATAAAATTTAGGTGATAGTAAAATTTTGTGATTGTGCGCCCGGGAGTACCACTGCACCAGGCTAAGAGAAAGAAATTTGCAGTACCACTGCGGAGACCTTCAGCTTTGTACCACGCCACTGAAAGTTGTCAAAGACTTTGTACCACGCCGTACGATGACAGTATAAAGATATGGAATATTCTGAACTTCCAAATAATTCTGAAAATAAAGGACAAAAAAATTATTGAGTGGAGTTGTTTAAGGCTTTCGCGATTTGTTGAGTGTTATATATGCGCCGCGCTTTTCGGGCATAGTAATTTGCGGCTATGGAATGCATCCAGCCGAACGGCAGCCAACTGGCCCACCGTGATTTTATGATAAGCCCTGTACAGATAGCATGGACTTCTATCTCTTCGGCTATGTTATTGGCAAGAGCCTTTTTATATTGAGTAATATTTTTGTGCATTTCTGGGCTTACAGTGAAATTTAAATTATAATCTGGATTACTCATACAGTTTCTTTTATATTGGACAAATGGCCCTTACCCTTGATTAATTTTTATATGCCCGCTGTGAATAGCCATTGCCGACACTCTTTCTTCATACGAAAGGGCTTTCAGAAAGTTTAAACACTCGACACAAGCTGTTGCGGTTTCTTCCGGTAAACTGCCTTTTGTGTTTAAGCAGAAATCAATATCGCTATCATCCAAATTCCAATCGTCTACGACTATATGCGCATAGCCGCCGGCTTCGCCATCTTCGCTGTCATAAACAGTCTGTATTAGTTCGGCGGCTTTTATCGTTCTTTCATTGACGATTTTATGACCGCCTCGCTCAGTCCAGCAGTTTGCGCACATAGTTTTATTTTTGGTGAAAGATACAAAAACCGCCCAACAACAAAGTCAGGCGGTTTAGTTTTTCAAAGAGTGCTTAAGAATAGATATCGAAGTCGGGCGTTTCCTTTGCGTGCTTATTGAGAGAAGTCACATATTCATCACTGAGGGCGTTCTTCCCCGGGTTTTCTGCCAGCCATTTCTGCTGATACTCGCTTTCCTTTTTAATACCGGATGTGCTACCTGGCGGGTTGTTCCCACCGCCGCGGCCACCGGCGCCGCCTTCCTGGCCGATCCATTTGCGTTCGGTGAAGTAATCGGTAATAGCCTGGTTTACCGGCAATGGGTTTTGTGTGGTTTTGTCGCGCAGGATCTCGCCATTCTTTTTCACCACTGTTTTTCCTTCAACTTCTTCAATCTTCAGGGCCGACTTTACCAATACTAAACGCTCCGCATCGGTAAGGTCTGCGGTTCTACCGGCCGGGAATTGAGAAATGATCTGAGCATCGAAGGACGCCGCTTTTGCGTTAGCCTGCTCCTGTTGCAATTGAGTGGTCAATGTGTCTTTGTCCTTCTGAAGTAAAGAAACCTGCTCTTTCAAGCCCTCATCCCCTTTGGCAAGGGTTTTATTAACTTCATCAACCACTTTATCAATGTCAGCCGGCACGGTGTCAGGCAGGTTGAACTTCTTTTTGAACGCCTTTGCCGCCAGTTCTTTACCTTTTTTCTCACCGGTTGTTTCGCCTTCTGTTTTGCCCAGGGCTTTATTGTTGTTGTCCCGTGTTTCCAGGTCGGTGTTTTTGATAACGGTAACATCTGTTGGCGCTGCTATGCTTACCTCTGCTTCGGCCTTCGCTGCCTCTACGAGTTTATCAGGGTCTAAGCCCATCGCTTTTAATGCGTCTTTATCGGCTTGTGTTAATGCCATAATTGTTATAAAATAAAAGATGTGAAAGAATGTGGTTACTCAGCCGGCCAGTGCTGTTTGTTTTTGAGCAGGAAAGGGTCTTTGGGTGACATGAATATTGGCTGGAATTGATGACCAAAAAGCATCTGCCGGTAATACAGCTTTCGCGTTGCAATGATTTCGGCTACCTCTTCATCCGTGAATTCATATACAACGGTCATTGACCAGGGAATTTCCTTCGGGCCTTCCGGTGTATCAACTGAACGCTTGTCTACGAACGTAGGAAGCGTCTGGTACTCCGGTTGATTCTCAGCGAGCATTAAATTCCGCTGAGGAAAATCAATTGGGGTCATTATTGAAAAGTTTGAATCTTCCGGGCATTCTTTACAGAAGCCTTTGCGATATCCTGCCAGTACTGTTGCACAGCAGCTTCGTACTCTGCAACGGTAAGGGTGCAGCAGAACGCTTGCCCGGTTGATAGGTAAAGAAATGTTCCCCATGAATACCCTTCATGGTATGCCAGCACCTGTGCAGGAAGAATTTGGCAGGGAACAACTTTATCGTCGTTCCCTGTTTCTGGTTTGCCTTCTTCGGGTTCTTTTCCCGGTAGGGCTATGGGGATAGTTAAGTAAGGATTCATTTTATATAAATGAAGTGAAACAATGAGGCACCTGGTTGCCTGTACTTCTTACTTCTTCAGGAAGTAGTACTTACCATGGCCGGCGCGGGAGTGGGCGTTCAAAATTTGCCGGTTATGCTCCAGCGCTGTTTTCACACTAATACGGGTTGTGTGAATCGGCTTTGGCTCTTTAACCTTGATGCCTACATAATCATATGGGGTATTCTCCATGCCCGGGAACCTGGCCTGCATTACCGGCACAGCCTTCAATAGAACAAAGTCATAAGCTTTGTTTTCTTCTAATGATCCGCGGATAGGAACTACATCCCCTTCAACGATCTCCATTGCAGAATGATCACCAGCCAGCTTTACATAATTCTTGAACGATTCGCCGGTAAGCTCATTATAATTAAAGCTTGACAGATCGAGTTCATCGTTGGGTGATGCCTTGGTTAATTCCTTTTTTGGATTGCTTACCTTACCGGCTTCAGATTGTTGTTCAAAATCGCCTTCTGCAGTGAGTGTTTCGGGCGCGGCAACAACTGCCTTTGCTTTTCCTTTTGCCATTTTTAATTATTGTTTGAGGTGAAAAATTTGGAAATATAATTCCCGCCACCCCCATGAGAGCGCGGTATTGATCGTTCGAAATCAACAACGATGTCGGCGTATAATTGTATGTTTTCTCTTACCCACATGCCAATAACAGATTGCCTTTCAGCCAGCGTCATTGATTGATACCAGCGCACATAATATCTCAGTTTGCAACATATGATTTCGAACTTCATAGTTAATTCAATGCAGGATTAGGTTCGGGTGCCGGCTCTTTAAGGCCTTTTGCCTCCACGTAAGCACGCAGCTCTTTGCGCAGCATGTCCGGGGTTACGGTGGAGCTTACCCATTTAGCATCGGGTACCGTGTTAGCCCATTCACCGAAATATAGTTTACAATTGAACTCAGTGAAATCGGGAATGAGCGGCTTCGCCTGCAATACGCTGATATGCGGGAACGGTTCTACGTCCAACATCTTCAGGTACTTTGCCAACTGAACAGGGTTGTTTTGATACACTGCCTGGTAATACTTTTCCAGCGCCTCATCAAGTGAGAAATCTGGAGCCCCCTTTGTCCGGAGAGTTTGATATGTCTCCATTAATTCATCGGGCGTTTTCAGGATATAGTCACGGCCGTATGCTATTGATGGCGCCACGTGGTCAAACCAATATTCGCCAAGGAAGCCGGCAATAAGGCTTTCTGTTTTTTCAAACCAGTCAGCCGTCATGTTTAAACGCGCCTCTATTGGTCGCTGGTTCGTGTCCGTTTTGGTGGCACTTTCTTCCTGGTTCTGGCTGGTTGATGGCCCGCTGGTTTTGGTTTGGGTTGACGATCCCCAATAAGTACACCGTATAAGCACTTCCAGATCATTTAGGCTCATATCCTGCTTTTCCCAGCCTTTTATATCGGGTGACACATAACCGAAAATGCGATTGAAGTCAAAGGAATTACCCTCAAATACTGAAAGCGGAAAGCGGGCAACATCTGCCGGTTTAGTCTTCAACTTAAAGCCGGTCGGTTCTCCACCAGGTGGCGTACAATCCGGGCAATTGTTCCCTGCAACATACTTTGCGCCGGAACATGTTCCGCAGGTTAACATCGGCTCTACCGGTTTGCTAAACCCGTGGTGCTTTTTCTGAAGATCACGTACCGATCTGTCGTAAAGGAAGCAATCTGCAAGCTCAACTACCAGGTGCAGGGGGGAGAAGAATATTTGCGGGGCATAGAATTGAATGAGGTCGCTGATCATGAAGGCGGGCACTCTATTCCATTCATTTGGCAACGGATTCTTTTGCGTGATGTTCGTCACCAAAGTAATATTGCCTTCTTTTCTTTTTACGATCAGGTCTTTTACGTCGTCTACAAACCGGAAGTATTCTGTTTTATCACCAGCATTTGTATTCTTCAACTCTTCATCCAATATTCCAAACGACCGGGCATCAGCAACGGTAAGCTGGAAGCTGACATACTCAAGCTTGCGGCCATTGCTCAGGTAGTCGTATATACAGTGAATGCTTTTGTAGGTAGGGTAGGCCCGGGGTTCATTCATCATTTGCCCATTGGCGTCAACCACCAACTGGTCTACTTCAATGAAAATAACACCCATGGGGTCGGTGCGAAATGCCGGTAACGCGAAGTTGCGTACCCATTTACGCAGGTCTAAACCATAGCTCACATCATGCAGCATGATGTTCATCTGCCGTTCCTGGTTATCCGGGAGCCCGTAAGAAGATGATCCTCCTTTGGCTGTGAATACCATATCTTCCTGCTGAAGGACCCGACCAAACAGATCTACGTTGCTGACAGCGTAATCCTTTTGCACCTTGTACATGTCGTCATTAACGAAGTGCTTACACTGCTTTATGGCTGATTCCATGCCGCGGCCATATAGGTGCAGCATGTACTTATCGCACATTTCCCGGCCTTTTTGAATTGTGCCCTTATTTGGGTTCTTCACGATAATATCGCGAACCTGCTCGAATTTGTATGTACCCATATTTAAACTGCCGATACTTACATCGGAAAGTTTTTAGTAACCGTAAAGTTTGGGCGTCATTATCTCGAAATACATGCCCATTAACAACATGTCAAGGTAATCGGGCGACCGCCCCAGCAATTCCTTCATTTCCTCTTTACTGACAATGTATTTTCGCTTTTCATCAGCATCAATATTCTTTGATTTCAACACACCCAATTCCTCAATTATTCGTTGCTTCTGTTCCTGAGTGCACATTACCTTCATCTTTCGCTGGTTGATGTATGAGGCCAGTAGGTAGCCGCATTCACTTTTCAGGTTCCCGTATTCCTTATCTTCCCTGGCTTTGGCGCCGCCGTGAAATTCTTTTATGCCGTTCAGGTAACTTTCCAGGTATGAACCCAATCCATCACTATCTACCACCGTTTTGCTGTGAGGAACCTGGTTTGATATCATGCAGGCTTTCAAATCGCCTTCTATCTCCTTACCGGTGGATATTTCCTTGTCTATTGCGATATTAACTACCAGCCCATGCCAATTGCCGGCAATAAACCGGTCCCTTCCTTTCATCGCCAAATCCGCGCTTAGTCTTTTCTCCCCCTTTGCGGTCACATGATCATTTGTAAACAGATCTATGATCGCATCAAATTCACAAAGCGCCGCTGGGTCATCGTCATAATCCCAGTTACCCAATAACAACCGCTCTTTTTTTGACTTGTCGCTAAGAGAACGTAACTGGTCGATGTATGTGCTTTCGTTAGCTGGGTTATCCTGGGCAAACGCCTGAATAAATTTCTTTTTTTTATCCAGCTTCTTCAGCTTCCAGGGGGTAAAGAACTCGTAATAAAGCCAGTTCTTTTTTGGGTTACAGGTAACAAATAAAATTGGCCTTATACCATACTCATCATTTCGGTGGCGTCCGATACGCGTCTTTAACACATCGTATGCGCCGAAATTCACTTCCCCTCCTTCTTCTATCCAGCCACCGGTCCACTCAAATGACCCAAACCGCTCATACAGTTTATCCTTTGGATAGAACCCCAGGTCAATGAAATCAATTCGGCTACCATTGGTCCATTGTAGGTATGAATACTTGTCATTATAGACTACCCCCTCAACACCGTACAGCTTGAACACTTTTAAGAAGGTGGGCAATGTGCCATTCCGTAAGTCAGTTTTCGAATCACGCCCTACAAACCACCTGGTGCCCGGGTAACACTCGCACATGAATGTTAAAAAAGCTGCCCCGGTCCATGACTTTGCCCCGCCGGCCGCACCTCCATAAAGGATTTCCCGTGAAACACCTTTTGTCAATTCATGCAGCGCTTGTTCCTGTTTCTTATTCTTTCCTCGTTCGGTGACGGTGATAAAATCAAATTCCCCTCTTTTAAAGAGCTCTTTTTCTATTTCAATGAGCGGTATGTTAAGCAGATCAAAATCATTTGTCATCTGACCGCTTTTTGTTGCAAAGCCAATAGCGTTTTAAGGTCCCCGGTATTCAGTTTCCCTAAATTGATGTTATTGGTCACTTTGGGACCGTCATCAAATATCTTGTAATGCTTTGCCAGCATTTCTAATGCCTTCGTCTTATCCCACAGCTTTACCTTTTTGGTGGTACCGGCGACTATCTTCAACTCAGATTCTATATCACGGGCAGTAACCTCTTCTTCAGTTACCTCAACGCTGGATATAACCGCTGACGTGTCATCGTCGAGGTCCGTGAGGTTTTTTAAGGCCCCGTCAACCGTGAAAAGCTGCCGTATGTCAGAAAAGGCAATTCGGGCGATTTCGAGCATTGTACGCTCTTGTGAGTACTGGAGCTTTTCTGCAATCTTCTCTTTGCGGGATTGCAAATACTCCTGCACCTTAACTTTTGTTAACATACGAGAGGCTTGCTGTGCTGCTGTTTTTTCCGAATAGCCCGCCTGCACTGCTGCCTTTGCTGCATTGAAGTGAATTAGGTAATTATCACAAAAGCGAATAACCTGATCGTTTAATTCGTCAGGTTCTTGCTTTACCGGCTTTTTGGGGGCTTTCTTCGGTATGGTCTTTTTGGCTTTTGCCATCTCATGTAAAATTATGGTTTATTCTTTACTTTCAGAAACTTCTGAATATAGTGGAATTAAAACGATTTTCAGCCTGCAAGCAAGCCTGTCCGCTTGTAGAGTGGTTAGGTTGAGGCAATCCCTCATACCCATTGCTGGATTGGCCAGGCTGGGAGGGTAGTTAATAGTCCTGTAGATTGTTTCATTGCCTGAAAGGCGAAAGGCAACCTGTAGGTCCAGGTCGCCAAGGCGGGGTTTGTGGTCTTTCATTGGTTAGTGGTTATGATGATCATGGGTAAACGCTGTTTAAAATTAACTAGTTGTATATCAAAATGCCCACCTCATGGCGCCACAGGATGGATACGGAGGGTTACCGTTAGTTATTGATGGCTTATTAGGTGCAGGTATTTACCCTCCTTTACTGGCATGTATATGTTGCACTTCATTCCATCGGGGCCTGATCGCTGATCAATATACACGTCGCCAATGCCGTTCCATTCTGGTTTTCGGAAGATCAAACCCGTTGCCTTATTTGAAAAGCGAATCCGAGAACCAGTACCGATCGTCTTTAGAATTACTTTCAGACTTTCCAGGTATTCAGGGCCTTTCGCCCTGGCAATTACCTTCATTAACCGGTGGTTTGATTGCCGGTTTTCTTCCCGAATGTGCTTTACAAACTCACGCCACCCCTGTTCAAACCAGGAATCAACAATCATTGCAACTTGATTAAATTCTGTATTGGTCATAAGGCTGGTTTAAAATGGAGGATCGTAGAACATAATTGCTTTCTCGAACGCCTGCAGCTCCGCCATGCTTCCCGGATTGAAATTCAGCATGCCGCCATCAGGAAGCAGGACGGCGAATGTTTGATCGTTGTACATTCCGTGCACAACCAGTTTAATATCACTGTCTTCCCGCGCGCTTAATGGGTTACGGTTGATAATCTCTTTTTTTAATGGAGATACCGGGTCGCTGGTTTTGATCCAACCATCGGCCAGTAATGCGTCCAGGGTGATGTCGGATTGAATTCTTTTTGCTTTTGCTTTCTTTGCCATCGTTTAGGTGTTAATATGTGAATAATGAAAAGCTGGTCATGGGTATTACTCTTTAGGTAGGGCTGAATTATCGTTTGAAATAGTATATTTTCGGTCCAATATTATACAGCATATCGCTGGTGATCTTCTGTATTTGGTCGGCTATTCGCTGCAACTTATTTCCATGAAAGCCCCACATGGCATTTCCTTTTAAGCTGGCCGATATCATTCGAGAGACAAGCGCCTTCGGATCGGTGCAGCCTTTCTTTGTGTTGCATTCTGCGCAGCAGATAACATACCTTTCTGTTTTGCCTTTTGACTGTGGCAGGTAATGGTCTATACTGCTTCGCTTTGGATGATCCCCTTTGCCGTTTACTTTTACCAATTTGGCGTTGCAATAAAAACAATGAGTTGCTATGGCCCTGGCATGTTCGACTGTGCCGGGTATGATGTGCGGGAATTTGCGCCTTACAAATTCATTAAACCTGTACTTTGGCTTTGGCCATTCTTCTACCCACCGGTTCATATAGACCGATAAAGCTTTCAGCCGATCAAACGGGTCTGCTTGGGATATCATGGCTTCGCCTCCTTTCTATCTTTAAACATTTCAATAATTCGTTCCTGGCTGAATGGGTGCATAGAATCTACGTCGCCTTTTGCCGTCCACTGCCCGCCAATCAACTCCAAAAATGAATCACGGGTAAGCCAATCCAAAAACTCCACCTCCAGGCTCTTATTCCCTTCCTTTGATTGTCCGGATTCACGCAAAATAGCGTCTGCAATCTCGGTGCATTGCTCTTGGCTGTGCTTGCCAGCGCTAAGAATAATATCTTCAATCGTTTCACGCAATACTGATGGGGCAGCGGCGGGGTTCCTGTACCATTCAATAGCTTCTTTTCGTTTGGCTATTTGTTCGGTTGTGAGTTTCCCTTCCCATATTGCCAGGGTTTCGTTTGCCCCTTCTACCAAATCGAAAAATTCTGAATTGGGCTGGTTATCCGGATGAACCTGCATGGATAAGGTCATGCGGCTAAGGGTTCGACAGGCATTGTTATAATGTTCCCTCAATTCATCATGCTCTTTTTCTACCTGCCCTTTCGCATCTATAACTTTTAAGGTAGCCTCCCTGAAGTCATCGATGGCTTTACGGAATTCATCTTTCAGCTTGTCATTCTCCTGTTGGAGCAGGTGGAGCTTGGTGGCGTATTCGGCTGCGCCAACGGTTATGCCGCTTAATGCCCCGCAATAAAAACCAACGTCATGTGGTGTTGAGGTTGGCAATTCCCTTATAAGGCCTTCAGCGAAGGCAATTATTTCCTTCTGCCACTCAGGGGGCAATAGCTTCAACTTGTTTTCTGATTTTATTTCAGCCACCTCTACCGGTAGCTGTGTGTTGTTGTTGGTCATAGGTTCTTATTTTGATTGTACCATTGAATGAATTGATGAACTGCGTCATATGTCATTGATAGCTTTGTATCGCCATTATCAGGAAATTTGTGAACCCAAATAATTTCAACTCCTTTCCCTTTGTAGTCCGTTACTATAACATGGAGCACGTCAATAGTAAAACCAAAACGGATATTTTCAAGGCTTTCTATTTTTTCGACAACTGGCATCAGCCATTCCCATGAGGCATGGTATTTCAAATCGTAATGAAAAACAATTCGCCCACCTTTAACAAACCTATCTACAGCCGGCGTACATGGTTCGTCGCCAGCAAAGCAAAAATTACATTTGTGAGAAGGATCGCCTTTTAAAAACTGCCATTCATCAAATATGGCAATGGCTTCGTTAATATCGTCCGTGGTTTCCGTACTCATTACTTTGCCCTCCTTTCGTTTAAAAAAGCAGTTAGTAATTCATCCTTGCCCTGACACCAGCCGATGTGAAAGGGTGGCTTAAATGGCCTGCCGTCGCCTTGCAGGTGCGTTACGCAGTAGCCATTGACCCTTACTGATAGAGCCTTTTGGCAGAACACAAACCCTTTCGGGCGAAATGAAACATTCATCCACTCGATTACCGTATCGCCGGACTTTGTTACGGAGCCTGGGCATGGCAGATACTTTGACGGGCCGCAGGCGGCGAATAACAGGACCAGCAGTACAATGGTCAGAACCGGTGAATTAACAAAGATCATTCGGCAGGTAGCAGTTCGGGCAGGCTTCATCAGCTTGTTTGAAATGCCCAGCTTCTTTCTGTTTGCGGTGGTATTCGGCAGGGCAATATATTTTTCGCCGTGATCGTCGGCATCGCACCATAATTTGTCAGCTGTTTCTTTCAACACAGCAACATTATCATCTGATGTATATTCGTTTACGACATCTTCAGCATAAAGACCGCATTGATCTCGGTGCCATGCGTAGCCTTTACCGTTCGAGCGCCAGAATGTTAACGCTTTATCGCCCCTTGATGTGTGCTTAAGGCTTATGATATAGTACTGTTTCATTTAGCTTGCTTTACTTCGTGAATAATATAAGTTCCTTCCATAATACCAAGGGAGCTTTTCTCCTTAAAATGGTAAGTCACTGCGCTGTCACCTGGTAACATCGGCCGGGTTAAATACCATAGATCACTATCCTTCCAGGTGACAGTAATTAACTTTTCACCTGATAGCAGATTGATTTCTGCCGTGCCGCCATATGATTTTGCTTTCTTGTTTTCTGTACAGGCGGCGAATAACAGTAAGATGGGAATAAGCTTTTTCATTCTTCTGAATTTGGGTTAAATGTGTAATCGTATGAGGTCCTTATTTTGTCAGGCTCCCATGAATGGGGTGGTAGTGTTTTAAGAAACTCATTGAATTGATTTATTTTTTCTTCCAATGCTTTTGATGGCTCCCAGTCCTCGTGCGCATCACCGGCTATAGTTTCTCCGTCAAATGGCTGATACCTCATTGGCCGACACAATACAAGCCGCACATCACTTCCGTTCAATTCGTGATCGTACAAGAAATCGATCAGCTCTTCTTCGGAAAAGAAATATCTATCGCCATCATGCAGGCAAATTGGCGAATCGCGATCCCATTCTTTGTAAGGGAGTTTAGAATAGTTTTCATTGGCTGTCTTTTTCTGACATTCTTCACACCTAACCCAGCCCCTTGGAGCGATTGATCCGCATTCACATTTATGATGCGTACTGCCGGCGTATCTCGCCATTTGTTCGCCCTGCACTCCTTTACCAAAAAAACGGCCATCGGAGCTTACCCATCCCTCTAACCCAGTTCTGTACTGAGCAGCTTCGGGGCTATCGAACAGGATCATTTTTTCATTTTCCATATTGAATTGTTGTTTGCGTTTATGCCGACGATTGGTTTCACATGAAACTGTCGAACAAGTAAAGCGACTATCAGCCGGATGTTTTTTAAGCCTCGTATTCGGGCATGTTTTCAAATTCTTCATCGGTCATCCAGACAACGGTAATCGTGTAATCCACTTCACCATCATCTTCAATGAGTTCGTTTTGTTCACCTTCGATCCAGGCAACAGCGCCGGACAGGTCAGGGAAAATGCAACCGTTAATGTCGCGGGCATCACTTGTAAGTTTGTAACACTTCTTTTTCATACTATTGCTTTTAAGTTTTTTAAATCTGGTTTACCAGTAGTACTCAATACCCTGAAGGAGATCACCCAAACGAACGGGTTGGCCTCCCATGATTCGGGACCATTGATCTTTGTCCATAGGTTTTTCCATTCCTGATGAAAATGGACCGATGCGGGAACGCAGGGATCACAGCCCTTCAATTGATCCAGCCCTATACCTTCCTTTTCGATATCGGAAGTGCTGATATCCTGCAACCGCTCTACTCGTACATCGGTTACCTGTAGCCAGATGCGGGCGGCAACTTTGGGCATGTGGATAGACGGCTTCCACGGTATGAACTTCTCGCTTCCGTCTTTATTGAACATTTTAAACCCATCCCCGTCACATTCATTTATCATTGGCGGCTTATCAGCGGCAAATTCTATTATCTCCTGGTCATAACGGGTATATCCATTTTCATCAACTTTGCAGTATTTCCTAAACGTTTCCCGTACCCAAAGAATATCACCCGGCCGGCCGTAAGGGCATTTGGTTTGAAACTGGGTAAATGATTTATCCCTTAACGATTGTTCATTCAGCGAAGACTTTTGTGTGAATGTCCAAATGTTGCGCATAGGCTCCGCCCACTCAAATTGCCAGTCGCCAGGGTCATCATTTATAGGCTCAAGTCCTTTAGTACGCCGCGTTTTGGTTTTACGCCCTTCCAGTTCAGCCAGCACCATTGGAGAGCTAAATAACATGGGGATTTCTTTTATCATGCTGTTTTCTTTTGTGGACCATTGTAGTCAGCCCTTTTCATACGTTGAAGTCTTTCCGGTGGTATGCAATGGAAATCGTCTTTGGGTTTGCGTTTCTTTTCCTGCACCGGCTCAATGTCATTCGCCTGGCAAAAAAGGATCACCCTATACTTTTCCACTTTCAGGTATTCGGCCATTGCTTGAGCCGACTGCTGATGATGGTGCGCCATGATGTATTCCATCTGGCCA